GTGAATATCTTTGTGAGCCAATTCATGATGTTGCAAGTATGTTCCCTCATACTATATTAGAAAAAGCACGAGATGAAAACTTAGTTTTGTTAGACCGTGCTCAAACAGATTATGATGAAAATGGTGAACCAGCAGGTGTCTTCGGACAGCATTTTATTGGATGGGACACTGCGATTGCATCTGATAAAAACGCTGACTTTACAGCCATGATGGTTTTACGAACTTTACCTGATGAAAATGTAAAACAAATTGTGGGAATTGTTCATGAAAGAGGAATGTCTTCTATAGCACAGAAGCGTCAAATTATTATTTTAAATCAAAAGTTTCAACCTGATTTAATTGAACTTGAAGGTAACAATTTCCAGCGTATGTTTGAAATGGAATTAAAAGAAATTAGAGAAGATATTCCAATCCGCACTTTTATGACTACACGAACTAAAAAGGAAAGTCTCTTCATGAGTTTACTCATGGCCTTTGAACAAGGACGTATCAAAACGCCATATGGAGATGAAAGAAGTAAGAAGTTCACACATAAATTAGAAGAAGAATTGAATCGTTTTGGTATGCAAAAAAATGGAAGGTTGGAAAGCGTGGGAACTCATGATGACTTGGCTATGGCTTTGGCTCTTGCTAATTGGGCTACTAAAGAGTTCAAAGGTTCTATAGTTATGTTAGATGATATTCTTCCCGGATTTGATAGTATACTCACTGGTAGAACTGGCGGAGGGGGGTGGATGACTCCATGAAAGAAGAAAAATTAGGCGGAAAAAAACACGGTATGGTATTGATTATTTCAGTAGGTAAGAAGGGTGATAAAGACCCTACTCATGTTGCTGACCCTGATACAAAGAAGAAAGCAAGTATAGATGATTTACTACAAGAATCTGAAAGTATGAGAGGTGCAGGGGATTCTGTTAATGCACGCAGATTTGCTGATGTAGCATCTGCTATGCAAAGAGGACCAGCCCATGAACAATCTATAATTGATAGACATGGAACAGCGGCATCAAATATTTTAACACCCGAAGGTGAAGGTGAATATGCTAATTTATTGTATGATGAAGGAAGACAGTCTCCTGATTATCTTGAGGCTAAAAAGTTCCCTGCTGAGTTTAGCGCTGATGTTGGTGGAGATGAACAACGCAGAGCATTTTTACAAGCGATGAATGCATTACATCATGGTAGACAGAAAGTTGCTGATTATAATTCTCGTGGGCAAGAGATGCTTCAACAATTAAGAGAAGAAGACCCTACAAGTTTCTTCCTTGATAGAAGAATGCAAGAAGGAGATTTTGCTAAGGCAATTCCCCCTGAGGTTTTAGGTGGTGGGTTGTTGGCTGGTCTTGGTGGGACTGCTATTACTCATTTTATGGCTTGGTTAACTAACAGACTAGATAACAGAGCACAATCAGGGTATGAACAAACCGATAGAGGGTGGGAGAGAATTAAGGATGAGTGATATTACAATTTATGAAGTCGGTCCTAGAGACGGATTACAAAATATAGAGGATTTTACTCCTACTTCTGATAAAATTGATTTAATCAATAAATTACATAATGTCGGACTTCGTAATATTGAAATTGCATCTTTTGTTCATCCTAAACTTGTTCCAAATATGGCTGATGCGGAAGAAGTTTTTACATCTACTCAAAATATTGGTGATTTTAGTGTATTAGTTCCAAATCAAAGAGGATTTGATAGAGCAAAAGCCGTGGGCGCTAAAAAAATGAATGTTTTCTTTTCAGCCTCTGATTCATTTAATATGGCTAATTTAGGTAAACCAATGAATGATGTTTTATCAGATATTGATATTATGTTACAAGACTCAAATAAAAAAGACATCAGAGCATATATTTCTTGTGCTTTTGGCTGTCCTATAGATGGTAAACCAACTGAAAATGCTTTACATAAAGCCATACAAAAAGCCGATACATTTGCTGATACTATTGTATTATGTGATACTATAGGAAGTGCTTTTCCTACTCTTATCAAAAGAACATTACAACTTACTAAAAAAACAGATGCAGAAATAGCACTTCATCTTCATCATAAAACAAATAAGAAAGACAATATGTTTCCTAATATTCAAGCAGGATTAGAATGGGGTATTACTCAATTTGATTCTAGTATCGGAGGATTAGGAGGATGCCCATTCATTCCCGGTAGTGGTAGTAATCTTTCTACCAATGATTTAGTTAGATTCTTAGATAGGAAAAATTATGATACAGGTTTAGATATATGGAAATTAGATGATATTGCAGGAGATTATTCTGATAATATTATTCCTCAAACTCCAATGAGATTAAGAGTAAGAAACAAGATAGAAGAAATATTTTCTACTCCAATTAGTAGCAAATGGTAAATAGGTCAATAGGGAGGTCAAATTATGTGGGGGTCGGCGTTAATTGATGATGACTTTGGCGAAGTTCATACTTTTACTGTAACTCCACAAAAAGAGGCACTAATTATTAAGAAAGATTTTTCTTTTTCTACCAACGGAGATGGTTGGTTTGAAACTCATATGAATTGTAATGCAGATGACTTAGTAAAACGATTAAGAAAGGCTCGTAGATATAATAAAGAAAACAAAGATGAGATTGATAAGTTCATTGAAGATGTTCGTTTAATCAAAGCATTAGAAACAGAATTAACACTTCAAAATATTTCATGGGCTACTCCTTTCTATGACACAATGAAAAACTTAGGATTATCTGACCGTAAATTAAAATCTCTTAGAAAGTTTGGAGAAAGTAGACAAGTATCTTTACAACAAGCATGTATGCTTTGGAATAAAGCAGAACAGACTTTAAAATTATTAGATGAACATGAAGATGCATGGGGTGTAGAAGAACAACAAGCGTGGGCTTCTGCTATGCAAGACCGAACATCAGCAAGAAAAATGTGGACTACATCTTTACATCATATGGATAAATTAACTAAACAAGAGCAAGATTTTCTACATTTTGCTTCTAAAGACTTATCAGAAAGAGGTCCAATGAAAGCAGTTGATATTCAATTAAATGCATCAGAGGCTGATATATTAACTAAATCTTATACCGCTCGTAAACTCTCAACTTTACTCAATATGTATGGTGAAGAAGTAGATATTGTAAAAGGAGCGCATAGAGGAACTTATGTTAAGATAGGTGCTAATGGGTTAATTCTGAAAGACCCTTGGAGTTACAGTGCAGGATTTCTTGATGCAGATGGATATATTACAATAACAGAAAGAGGAGAACCTCGTGCTGGTATGATTGCTACAGGTGAAAGAGGAAAAGTTCATTGTGAAGATTTATTCAAAACTTTAGAATGTGGTGTCTTACAAACTGATAATAAAGTATACAAAAACTCAAACAGAAGTCAACACAGACTTCAATTTTATTCAAAGAATGATTTACGCAAATTACTAAATGGAGTTTCACCTTATCTTAAAATGAAGTCTTTACAAGCAAAAGCAGTCTTGGCTTATCTTGATGAAAAAGATAGTGCAAGAAAAGAAGAGTTGAAGCGTTTAGTTAGATTTGAAAACTGGAAAGATGATAAGAAGAAGTCTTCTGCTTTGCTTGATACATGGGGTATAGATGAAGATACAATTGATAAATATAGGGGGACTCTATAATGGCCGAAGAAGAAAAAGAAGGAGTAGTTAGTAGATTTTTATCTGCACTTGCTACTCCGTTTAGAAGGAGAACAACTCCGCAACCGCAAATGCCTTTGTATACTACTGGTATACAAGAACCTGTTTTAGCACAAGGTATTACATTACCAGCGCTATATGCAGTATCTAATGAAAATCTAATTCTTAGAACTGTAATAACAAAGTTAGGGCAAGAAATATTTCGTAGAGGATATTACTGGGAAAAACAATTTCGTGCAAAATGTGATGAGTGCGAAGAAGAGTTTCAACACGATGTAGATGTGTGTCCTTCTTGTGGTGGTTCAGTTAGTAAACCCGACCCTGAACAGGTTATGTATGCTAAATGGCTCTTAAAACAAGAGAACTCTATGGAACAAAGTTTCATGCAAGTTCTTCATGAAGTTGAAAGAGATTTAAATATTGTAGATGATGCTTTTATTATTCTAATCAAAGAATATTATGTTGATGAGAAAACTGGTGATATACAATTCTATAGAGTAAAAGAAATTATTCGTGGAGACCCTATATTTATGCGTCTTATTGCTGATAAACGTGGTGTGCGTGGTGGTCGTTACAAGATTTGTCGTATTCATCGTGACCAAGTTGCTTATCCCGGCCAAGAGCCTAAATGCCAAACTTGTGGTGCTAAACTTGTAGATGCTCATTATGTAAATATGGCTGGAAGTGGTAAGAATCAATATTACACAAAAGGAGAAGTTATTCATCTATCTAAATATAATCCGACCAAACTCTATGGTAAGAGTCCTGTAAATACTCTATGGAGACAGGCTATGACTTTGACTGCTATGGATAATTATATCTATACTGCATATCAAAAGCGTAGGATTCCTAAGGGTATTATTTCTGTAACAACTGATAATCTTGAATCAATGAAATCCTTTTGGAAAGGTGTTGATGAGAAGATGGAAAGAGACCCACACTATATTCCTAAAGTTGGAATTGAATCCAATAGTGGTAGAGGTGGTGTGAACTGGGTTAAGTTCATGGACACTTTAGAAGAAATGCAGTATATTGCTGTACGTGATGAAATCCGTAATCGTATTGCGGCTTTCTATGGTGTATCTTCTATCTTTATGATTGATAATGGTAAAGCAGGTGGTTTGAATAATGAAGGATTACAGATTCTTGTAACAAATCGTGCTGTAGAATATGGTCAGAAAGTATACACAGATGTTTTATTCCCAAGACTTTTGAGAGAATTAGATATTACAGATTGGAAAATAACTCTATATCCGAATGAAGAAGAAGATGAAATTACTCGTCTTCGCCGTGATGAAATGGAAGTTAATCTTGCACAACGTATGGCTATGCTTGGTTACAAACCTGAATTAATGGAGGAAGGAGAAAGAGATGTTCGATTTACTTACAAGAAATTGGAAGAACAACCGCAAGCACAACCTCAACCGGGTATGCCTCCGGGTATGCCTCCGGGTATGCCTCCGGGAGGAGCGATGCCTCCAAGACAAGGTATGCCTCCTCAAATGGGAGGACAACAAATGCATAGGAATGCATTACCTCCTCAAATGATGCAACAACAAGGTATGCCTCCTGTAATGCCGCCTTCACAGCCCGGAGGAGAGGGGATGGGAATCCGCACTCCAAGAACTCCAGCAAGACCTCAAGCGAGAGGTAGTCCGGGGGCGGGAGCACCTGTAACAAGTGTCCAACAAAGAGGGCCACAACCCTCTATTTCACAAAGAAATCAGCAAGCATTAATGAATGGAAGACGCTTGCGAGGAGCATAAGGACTTTTAATGCGGCAATACTTCGGTAACACAGAGGCGACAACCATGAACCTACAGAAAATGAATCCAATGGCAAGAAAAATGAGCGTCCACACAGAAGCATTCACTAAAGCATTAGAGAATGGTGATGCGTTTAAGGCTCAAGAACATCTAAATGAAGTTATGAAGTTCGCTGGATTCTTAAATGAAGATATTTACTCTGCAATTAAAAAGTCAGAAGATAGTAAAACTGAGGTAGAAATTATTTCTAACCCAGTTCAGAAAATGAATGAATCAGGGAGAAAGTTCGATGTTTCTCAAAGAAATAAAGTTCTTCCCGGAACTATTATTTCAGCAAGAGTAAGTAATGGAATGAGACCACATCACGGAACTTTTGGACGTTATACAAAACAGTAAGGTGTGAATAATGACTGAGCAATCAACTACTGAGAGATTAATGAATACATTAATTTCTAAAATGGAGGCTATGGATTCTGACCTTCAAATATTAAAGGCTGAAAATGTTCGTCTAAAACACGCAGTTAGTAATCCAGTATCTCTTCTTCGTAAGGCTGGATTTGTTCAAGCAAATACGCCATTTAGTCAAGATATTTCCACAGATGTATTTCGTGGAGATATTGGTGTAGATGGAGCAGGAGAAGATAATTTAATTCTAAAAGAATCTAATAATTATTCTAATGAAGAAATCCATTTAATGAGTTGGGAAGAAATACACGAAATGGCTGAGCAAGCAAAAGAAACAGAGGTGGTTCCATGAAACCTATTCCATCAGAAGCAAGTAGAGAAGCAATTGAATTATTGAACAAAGCACAACACTTAGAAGAACGATTGAACAAAGCACAAAAGTTCCAAGAAGATACTTTTACAGCACAAGAGGCGGCTCAAGAAAAGAGGATGAAAGAACAAGCAGAACCTGTTCAAAAGTCAGGAGAAATGGGTTCTCAACCTACATTCAATGTTTCATTTAATACGAATCCTCAAGGAATTGGTTTTGTTTCTGAAACAGCAGGTCAAACTCGCAGTGCTTATTATACCACAAATCAACATTTATTGGATAGTGAAGATGTAGCAAATAAAGGAGCAACTTCTTCATCTGTAAGTCTTGAAAAACTAGCAGGACAAATGAATCCGCACGAAGGCGGCGGAGTAGATAGATTAGACGAAGACGGTAAAATCAGTAAAGCACACCCTAATCAAAGGTGATGGGGTGTGGCGTTGTGCGGGAAGATGCTGTAGATTGGTATTTGCGAAGTAGAAGTAATCTGCTTAAATCCATACTTGATGGATTAGATTACGATGAATCTGTCGCTAATTTTGCCTTTTCAAAGTTAAATCTACAGAGGCACGGTTATACTGTAGAAAAAACCATAGAAGATTTTGTATGTGATTCTCTTATTCAAAAAGAGTTACCTAATAACATACAGGAAAAAATTGACGCTTTAGTTGCAGAGGCAAAAGGCGCTGATATGGAAAGAAAATTAGAGATTCTTGATATTATTAGTAGATTAGAACAATCTGCTAAATCAATGGAGCACGTTGCTCCCGAAGATGATAGAGATGTTAGAGTTGATTTCGCAAGAGGAGGAGCGCAAAAACTTTCTCCTCATGATTGGACTGGTAGAGTTTCAGAAAGAGAATTAAACAATGTTCTTTCAACTTATCCTGATGCTCCTATAGATAATAACCGACATTACCCTGATACACATTTTTTCCATTCAAAACATCATCCTTTGAGAAGAAAACACGCTGTTACTGGTCGTAGTATGATGACTGAAATGCTCCGCTCTTTTTACTTACCTTCAAAGCCCGGTGCTACTTCTGTTGCTCAATTGTATAAAACACATGAAAATGATTTAGATAAAGTTCACACTAAAAATGAAAATCCTGCTGTAATTGGTCATAAAAAATACGATACAGAATCTCAAAAAGATGTAATGCATCAACCATTTTTAGGTCCATTAGGAGACCATCATCTTCATGATATTTACACAGATAGTTTTGAAGATTGGAAAGATGCTAACCCTGATAAAATAAAAGAAATTATGGATAAGTTTTCAAAACCAGTAGACCAAGAGTTTGCATTACAACAATTACACTTTGAAGATATGGCTGATACATGGGAAAGCGAGGATTATCATAATACTTCTATAGACCCAAAAGACAGTATGAGTGATGCTGATATTCAGGCTCATGTATATGGTGGTGGAAATGAGGCTGATTTAGAAGAATATTCTGTTCCTCAAGGTTTAGGTCATTTAGGATATATGATGGGTTTAGAGTTTTTAGACCCAAATCAAAGACATAAAATTATACAACATTTACATGAAAAAGGAAGTGATAATCATGATGCACAAACTATAGATTTGGGCAATAAAAAATCTATTTCTGCTGGAAGAATTAAAAGAAATATACAACATAGAATGACTCCTGAGTTTTTGTCGTATATTAGACCTCAACATTTACATGGAGCAAATATAAAAGCACATATAGAATCAGATGAAGACCATCCTGATGGAGCAGATTTTTTCTTAAAACACGCACTAATGGGTGCTTTAGAAAGTGTTTCTCATGGTGACGGCTCTTTAGTTGACCATCTTTTATCTGAATATAATGATATTTTATTTGACCCTGATTTCTTAGATTATGATGAAGAAGGTAATTTACCTGATGTTTTGAATAGTTTACCAATTAAAGGATTAGCAAAAGCAGGAAGAATAAAGGGTAAATTGAAAAACTCTGAAAATCTTAGACAAGATTTAGTAAATGAGTTATTAGAATTAGATAAAGACCCAGCAACCTATATGACTAAACAAAATCTATTCCAGTTATGTGGATATAACCCTGATGGAACCCCTATGGAAGAAGATACCCATCCTCTTTTACCTGAGTTTGATGGGCCATTTATTGATACTGAAAAATTACAAGAAGTATTGGATAAAGCGCAAGAGCATGGTAATCTAAGTATGAAGCAAAAAGAGATTCGTAATTTCCTTGCGGCTCATAATCTTGGAATTAATGGGACGGATTTAAATCAATTACCAAACGATGAACAAGATGCGTGGCCTATTGGAAGTAATGGTCATCCTATAGGGTTATCATCTCATTTTGCTGACCTATTTCATCATCAGGGAGGAGTAGGAAGAAGTGGTATAGGATATTTAGAACAATTACATGATTCCTTACCTAAAGATGAAGATGGTTTTTCTTTAATCGGAAAAATACACCAAGGTCATTTTATTCCTAATTCTAAAACAGCAGGTTTGTTTGGAACCTTCCTTCCTTCTTTGTATGATAAAAGATATGGAACTCATTCAGGCGCTCATGGGATAAGTTCATTTTGGGATGGTTGTTCACATTTATCTAGTAAAGAAAATCTTAGAAGTCCAAAAAATACACCGTTCCGTTTTATGACCAGTTTATCAGGCGGATATTCCAATAAGTTTCGTTATCTTACTGATAAAGAAAGAAGGGATATGATAGACGGACCTTCACTAAGAAGAGCACTTTTTGATAAAGGCCATTTTACTTCTAATCCATTAATGTCTATTGGGGGTTTACATAATCCATTAGTGCAAGGGCAAAGAAATGCAAGAATGAGTCATAGATTATTGACTTCTCTTGGTAGATTATATCCACCACATTCTCCTGCTCCTTTTACAGTTTTAAAACGTCAACATATTATGTCGGGTAGATACCCGTTAAGTCATAGTGGAGATAGAACAAATCTCTTTGGCTCTTTTCAAGGATATTCAGGTAAAGATTCTTCTCAAACTCAAAGAGGCTCTCAAAGCGCAGAAAGAAGAACAAAAGGTAAGGGAAAAAAACTTGCTCAAATAAAACAACGTAAAGAAATAGATGATAATGTTCGTTTAGATTATGATAGGCAAACCAATATGGATGATTTATCTGATGAATATGAAAGTTTAGAATCAGAAATAATGAATCATGAAGAAGGAACAGAAGAGTTTGCTAAAATAAATATTCGTTTATTTGAACTTGAAAATGCGATGCAATCTATTGTTGAAGATGCTCGACCAAAGCAAGGAAAACGTAGAGGGTTTACCCCACATCACGATGCTTTAGAAGAAAAAGATGAAGCAGATATGTTGGCTATAGTTGAAATGGCTAAGCGCATGAAGCCATTACTAGAAAAAGAAGACCCAACTGCTTTTGACCCTTCAAATCCTGAAAAGTTTCTTGCTAACTCTGCTCGTTTAGTAAGAGATGCTAATATTGCGTTGTTAAGATTACCATCTTCTCAACATGGTCTAACTACTTACGGATATGGAGAAAATGATGTTGAAAGAACAAGTGTAAGCCAAATGCTTTCTGCTCGTGGTGAAAAAACAGTTCCACATCATACTTTGGCTCAAACATTAGCAGTAGGTGGAAAAGAAATACGCCCTGATATGTCTGATGCAAAAATATTACAAGAACTTGGGCTACCAAATGATGATACCCATTTAGATTTAGTAAATAGATTACGAGAAAACTTAGATGGACCTATTAAAGCATTAACTCATGGTTCATTATTAGCATCAGGTGTTCAATTTCATCCAAGAATAGATTTATCAAGATTTAGTGGTATTGAAAACCATCATGATGCTTTAGAACAATTTCAATTAAATCATGGATATAGTGATGTTCATCATTCAGATGCTACTGCGAGAAAAATAGCAGAAAGAGGTTTTAGTAATGATATTAATAGAGAATGGCTTAGTAAACTTTCTTTCTTAGAAGGTCTTATGCGTGGTCCTTATGAAGAAGAAGGTAAAAAATATGGTTTGTCTCATATCCCTACTTCAAATCCACAAGGAAAATATGGAAAAAGAGCCAATGCGTTTGGTAAATTAACTGGTAATGTAACAGGGCCAGTAAATCAAGCCAAATCTAAATTACATGATATTTTCTTGTTTGACCCTAGTAGAGCAGAAAGTATGGAAGCAACTATTGCTCCATCTCAAACTGTTACAGAGGCTGGTTTTGGTGGTAATAGAGAAATTACTCCTGCTGGAACTACTGGAACAAGTATTCAAGATATGTATATTTCAGGAACTATGGATGGGGGGTATGAAATGACTCCAACTGTAGGATTTGAGTTTACAGGAGTAAAGCATCCTGATACTAATATTAATGCTATGGTGGGAACTAAAATGGATTCTCAAATGTTGCATTCTGTTCAGCAACCTGTGTTAGAAGCACTACATGGTAACGAAGCAGTAGAACAAGTTTTATCTTCGGGCTATCAAGTTCAAAACCCAACTCCTAATATTTTGAGACCTGATATTACTGGTTTACCTCCTAATACAGACCCAATGAATATAGGTAAAAGTGCTGATGAAGTATTAATTGCGCTAATGAATCCTGATGCTTTATTGAAAAAGGATGAGGCAAAGCCTCCTCCAATTCTACCAATGCATCGTATTTTCTCTTTGAAAGATTTTGAATCCTTAAGAGGATTTAGTGGAGATTGGGTTGTGTCTGCTTTCTATGAAGGAGAAAGAATGTTTATCAAAAGGAAAAGACATAATCTTACAGCATATAATAGAAAAGGAGAAACAGTTCCTTTGCATGATGAAGATAAAAAACAACTAAAGTTAGTAACCAAAAGAAATTACATTATAGATGTTGTAAAAACAAAAAATGAAATCCATGTTATAGACATTATAGATTATGATGACACAAATGTAGCAGATTTAACTATTAGAGAAAGATTGAAAGTTTTACGTGGTCAATTCGATAGTCATGAACATGTTTTAGTTCCCGGCCCTCATAATACAAGGGTTACAGAAGAAGGAGGTTTAGAAGATACTGTCTCCAGTCTTCAAGAAGAACATAATCAATTATTACTAAGAGATGCTAAATCAACATACATGCTTGGTGAAACAAGACACCCTAAGTGGTTCTTACTTAGAGGGAACAAAGAAATTAGTTTGATAATTTTAGATGTAAGAGGAAAAGGCCCGTACACATATCGTTTAGGAGCAGGTCCATTAGATGCAGAAGGATTAGGAAATCGTGGTGTATCTTATGATGGAAAAGAGTATCTTGATGTTGGAACAATAAAGAGTCCTAAACCTTTCAATGAAGGTGATGTTGTGAAGGTTTCAGTATCAGGAGTAAAGAGTAGAAAGAAAAATGATAAAACAATTTACGACATTACACCTGTAAAAATCAAAGGAGAAGGTAATTCTGAGGGTGCAGTCTCTCTTGAAACTCTATCTCTTTTGGCTAAATCTCACCCTCTAATTGCAGTCTCATTTGATTTAGAAATAGAAAATGACCGCTTTAGGGTGGGTTTTGAGGGTATAGATGATGTAATTTACAAGTTAGATTCAGGTAGTTCAGGTACTTGGGCACATTCTCCTGTATCTGTAATGGGTGAATTAAGTCAATCCGATTATCCTGTTATTCTTGCTGAAAGTGTTAGACCTCTATGGAGTCAGGCAATTTCTTTAATGCATAAAGGAGTAAATATAGAAGAAAAAGGCTCAGGTGATATTGAAACAGACCATTCTATGAATAATGCTAAAGATAGAAAAAGAACTGAAAAAGAGTCTGCTGGTATTATAGATGCAGATGATGAAAATAATATTCTAAAACCACATATGGTAAAAATGATGTCTCGTATTGCTAATTTAGTAGAAAGAGTAGATAATTTACACAAAGAGAAAATGAGTGGAGGACCGGGTGCTCGTGGTCTTGGTATAGATGTAGGTAGTCAAATTGAATCTCCAAGAGGCCCAACCCATCTAACAAGTGAAGAAAGTCTACCTGATTGGGATATGATTGAGCGCCCTACAGAGGATTCCGAGGAAGAATACCCACATGTCCGAAATAGAAGATTAAAACAAAAAAATGCAGAGCAGTCTAGCGATTATCGTGACTTTGATTATGAGGATTGATGCCGCTTTATTAATATAGGTAAACATAGGGTAAGGTGATTGTGTGTTACGACTACAGGACCGCAATAGTGGGATTGAACTTCTTAAAGGAAGTAACGACCTCATTGTCGCAGGATATGCAAGTGTGGAACTCGTAGATAAACAGGGGGATTTGATAACAAGGTCGGCTTTGAAAGATGCTTTCAAAAAGTTCATGGCAGACCCGAAATATAGAAACGTGCAATTAGCGCATTCAAATATTCAAGTTGGAGAAGTAATACAAAACTATACAGACACAGAAGGGAGGATGTGGAAAAGCGAAGTAGACGATGCTGGAATGTTCGTAGTAGTCAAATTAAGAAACGACATCGAAAAAGCACGAGAAGTAGCAAGCGAAATACGGAAAGGTAATTTAGCGGGCTTTAGTATCGGTGGACAGGCATTCAAAAGAGTAAACAAAAGCGATGGAACGCACGGCTCTTATCAAGAAATCAGCAAACTAGAACTTCATGAAATCACTATCTGTGAAAAAGGAATAAACCCCGAAGCAACATTCAATATTTTAAAAGAAGATAAAACTAACAAAATGGAGATGAAAAAAATGACTGACGATGTTATGGAACAAATGAGCGATGTGCTATCCCGACTTGAGGGAAGATTGGATTCTATGGAGAAAGGTGAATTACCACCTGCTCTTAAAGAGGCTATGAAAGACAAGAAAGGTAGTAAGAAAGAAGAAGACAAAGACGACCAAGAGAAAGGAGTCTATATGGACAAGGATAAGAAAGAAGAAGACGAAGACGACAAGAAGAAGTCTGAATATTCTGATGTTATCACTGCTGAATACCTTGATTGGATGGAGAACACACTAAAGTCTGCTGGTGTAGACACTGATGGTGCTCGTGCTCACTTTGATGATGTAGCAAAAGCAAACCTTGGTTCTACTCCTGAGGCAATTGGAGATGGTGCAGATTACTTCGCAGGACAAGTAAAGGGTCGTGCTCAAGAAGGAGGCAACCCATCAACTAATGCTCTATCTCGTGCTGGTCTAAGCCGAGGTGGTAAAGTAGAGAAATCTAACTTTATTACAAGTGCAAATGTAGACCAATCACAAGTTGAAGCGGCTTATGAAGTATTCAAGGCGGCTAAGGAAGAAGAACTATTCAAAGCAGGATTGGAAGACAATTTTGAATCACGCTTCGCCAGTGAAAGGCAAGCAGAAATTACAAAGCAACAGGCTGATGCATTCGATGCTCGTGGACCTCTTGCAGATATTCAGAAGTCAATTACTGCTCTATCAGAGCGAATTGATAACATTGGAACAACATCAGGCGAACTAATTGCAAAGTCTGCTACACCCGCTGTAGAGATACCAAGCACTCAAGATTTGGCTAACATGTCTTGGGAAGAAGTTCACCAACTCGCTGGAGGATTGTTTCACGGAGAATAAGACTCTAAGAAATTGAATAAAGGAGATGAAGAAATATGGCAAGAAATTATGTACGAACAGTAACAGACATGGAGCGCTACTACTATGGCGCTGGAAACTCAATGGGCTACACCTACACAGGTAGTGAACTGCTTAAGGCAGATGCACCAATGCTCAGCACAACAGCAGGAACATACCAAGCAATCTACGGACGCAAAGTATGGTCACAATTGAACCAAGAGTTCAATGCATTCTCAATTCTACCTAAGAAGCCTTGGGAACGCAGTGGATGGAGAGTAATCACAGACAAGCCTAATGCAGGTGTTGTTCATGGTGGTATTGCAGAGAATGGAACACTTCCTGAAACTGTAAAGCCAACTTTCCAACATGTAGCCGCAAAGCCAAAGACAATTGCACACTCATTCGATGTAAGTGAAGTTGCAGTATTCCTTGCAGACAAGGATGATGGTATGGGCGACATGAGAGCAGTCCTAAAGGAAGAAATGGGTAAGCACCACGCAGAAATGGTAAACAAAATGCTTCTTGTTGATACAGCAACTACTGCTGGTAACAACTTTGAATCACTTGACCGTATCACTGCTGGTGATGGAACTACATCAGGTCTAACTGGTTTGAGAACTAACGGTGGAACTCCTCACGCTACACCGGCACAATTGGATATTTACAGCATTGACCGAAGTGCAAACACATGGTCTAACGCAGAAGTTAACTGTGGTGCAGAAGATACAGTAGCGGCTC